GAAGAAGCGCATTAAGAAGCGTCAGATTCAACTTATAAGAAGAGCGGATTAGTCCTTAGACATTTTCTCTATCAGTAAATTCAGATTCACAATAATAGCCAAACTATAACTAATTGCGTGACTTCGTTTGAACTGGTATTTTTCGTCGCCTGATTCTTTTACCCATACGTCTTTTCTAATATCTTCCCAGCTGCTCTGCTGTAGACGGGCCTTGGCAGGACGAATAATAGCAAGTATCATTGCTAAATCTTCAACAGATTGAGGTTTATACTTTTTCAGTAAATGACTATATCCCTTAAGATGGAAAAGTTGATCTGTGATCTCTTCAAACTCAAAGAAGTCCCACGGTGGTTCTCTATTAAGTAATTCTAATAAATGTTCTTCATCCCTAACATCCCCATAAAAATTTACATTAAGAATATCAATCTTAAAATATCCATAATCGTTTGCAATTCTATGATCTAGTGTAGAGATATTTGTTGTTGGGTCACGTGGAATATTTTGAAAATAAACCCCTTTATCATGTTTTTCAAACTTATTATCAGCACGATCAATACGTCCATAGATACATTCAATACCTTTTAAGATATCTTCTCTACCAAACACATCAATATCAACGTCAGTTGTTACTTTTTTCATCTAATAAGGGAATATATGGACAATAATAAGAAGCTGTGTCAACAGATGTTATACCTTTATAACCTATTTTGCCGGATCGATTATCTTTAGCAAATTTTAACTTAAATGCTACGAAATCTTCTTCGTCCTGAAATACATATTTTGTACTTGCACCGCCACCGTAACCATTTATTGCATCTAATACAATATCATTCTCAGCAACCCAATTTACAAGTTCATCGTAGGTTAAATCCCAGTCGAGAATATTAATAATCATATTCCGGCCTGATCTAATAGGCCCCTAATATATTCAACATCTTCATCAGATTTTTTAAATTTACGCATCCAATATCCAGGATCAATAATTCCACCTACCATACCGGAATGATCTTCATTGAATCGCGATACAAGATCTTCACCTGTTGAGCTTAGATAAAGAACCCATGGACTAATTTTACCAGACTTAATTAAATGTGCTCCTTCATTTGCTGATATACCAAAGAAAAAATCTTTGAATGGGATTGTATTTTTATCGCACCATTCCATAATTTCTGTAATGGTTCTTTCTACTGCACTAACCGGTGGTTCTTTCTTACATAATTCTTCAACATAAGCATAATAGACCACATCATTTGTCCAATCTCTGACATCAATACTATTTCTTATAACAAATTCAATGAATTGTTCAGGATAAACCGGCTTTAATGTAGCCAGATGATTACCAAATTTAGCAAAATCAATATAAAATTGACTATCTATAAATTCTTGTGCTGTCTTTAATTTCTTTGAATTCATAGTCATTTCATAAAATTTTTGAAATGCTCTGAGTCCTAATCTAGAAGCAGGCGTGTTTATAACTGCATGTCGTTCTTTCTTAACACATACATGAGTGGTAAGTGTAGTTTCCTTACGAAACTTTGCCCCACAAAATTTACATTCATAATCCTGTTTCATTAATTTTTTCGAATCTAATAATATCATCTTCAGAAAGTATTTTTCCAATTTGAATTTCTATCAATGTAAGATTTTCTTTACCTGTGTTCGCTATTTTATGCTTTTCTCCGCGTCTAATTACAAAATTAGAATCGGGTATTGCTTTGAACAATTCATCTCTTATCCTAACTAACCCGTTACCAGATAAAATAATCCAATGTTCATCTCTATAATTATGATATTGCAAACTTATAGATTTTTCCGGCAATAATGTCAATTCTTTAACAATATAACCCTGCTTCTCAGCAAGAATTTTATAATATCCCCATCTACGATTTACTACCATCGACCCATTCCCTTAAATACCAAGAGCTAGAATATTTTTTATCTGCGCCGCCAATTCCAAAAAGAAGTGATACATTATATTTTTTAGCAATATCGTGTTCGGGAATGTTATTAATATCTCTATCCCCACCATTCATAAAATATAACTCTTCATTCGGATACATAATTCGTGTATATCTAATTGCTTTACATGCGGTATTATCGGCATCTTCATTAGATGTTAATCCAAAAACATTATGTATATATTTTATACTATTCAATATACAAAGTCTTTCATTTTGTTTCATGAATGGCTTTCCTTTCTTTCTACTAAGCCATTCATCCGAATTTGCATATACAATAACCTTATCTACAATTTTAGATGCTGATTTAAAATATTCTATATGACCGGGTGTTATTGGATCAAACCCTCCTGTCAGAATCCCAATTTTTAAGCAATTCTTTAATGGTTTTATCATCATATGCATTTTCCTTAAAGAACAATTCAAAGTCTTTTTTCGTATTTAATTTAAGTAATAATTCAAGTTCATCATTTCGTAATAATGGAAAATGATTTAATAGTGTTTCTTCTAGTTTATTTTTCTTTATGCCTTTAGGTGCTGCTATCCATTCATGTTTTACTGGTTTACCAGAACCAGTCATCGATAGAAGCATCCATTGTAATTCCTTATGTTTTGTAAGAAATTTCGAATCTATATTTGCTACATGATTTACATTACATATCTGCATTGCTGTATCACGGGATGTATAACTCATCCACCTAGTTAATGTCCAGATAGAAATCTCTTTTTGTTGCTCTTCAGTTAATTTACCGTAGAATTTCTTATTACGACGATCTAATGCAGGTATAACAACACCGAACAAATCATTTTTATATTCTTTACCTTTCTTACCTGTCTCGACTTCTTCTTTGACAGCATCTGGATTTAGGTTATAGAATTCATCTACCCAATCTTTAACTTCATTATTCAAACAATGCTCCAATATCTATAATATCTGGTAATTTACTTACTTCCTTAACAAACAAAGCACAATTTGGAAACGGTTTGTCTTCTACTGGCACAACCAAAATATTACCATTCTTAAGTTTAGGAAAATACCATTTTACTTCTGCGTAGACATTAGTAATGTTTATTTCTTGTGGTCTAGGAACCATATGTCGCAATGGATTAAAAACCATTGTGTAAAATCCACGATCATTTAAACTTGTCAATGGCATAATTTCTAAATCACTATAATCTTGATCACATACTAATATTGACCAATCTAAAGGCATTTGAACAGTAAACTTACCTATATTCAAAACAACAGCCGGGGCATAGAAGCTTTCTAAAAATATAAGCGGAATAAAAAAATAATCTGGATTCTTTGGATCCGAATAATCAAGCACACAATATCTTATGTCCTCGATCTCATTCGGAATCTTATCAAGATTGTATGCTTTGTTTTCGTTGGTTAAAATATTCATTGAATTCCTTATCTTTTTGTTCTTGCTGTTCTTTACGTTCTTGAGCTTTTATAGATGCAGGTGGTAGATGCCATACATCAACACCACACTTCATTAAATAATCATCTAGCATATTATTAATACCTAAATGAACAATTGCCATATATGTAATCTTACTGGCAGTTTCTTCATCTCCATCATCCCATGTCAATCGTAACATAACATGTGTCATACCGCGAATATTTTTTTGATATTCATCAACATAGACACGATCTAATTCGTTAGCGGTGAAGAAAATTCTTACCAATTCGAGATGAGCATTTGATAAATCTGTCTCTACTATCATTTAATAATCCACCTTCTTAATACTAAACGGATATTGTGCCTCTGCATAGAATTTCTTACGCTTTGTCAAATGTCGTTTAGAAAATTTGCAGTTCGAACATACATCATATACATTCACAAAATCTTTGTCCGGTGCTACTCTAATACCTCTACCTATGCTCTGAATTACACGAACAAAACTTTTGCCTGCTTCAAATAAAACAAGATTAAAAATACGGACAATATTAATGCCTGTAGACGCTACACCATATGTAGCTATGATAACCTTCCCGTCAACTTCCTGAACTTCTTTATATTCCTCTTTACGACTCTTAGACTTCATTTTACCCGATACGAACACCGAATCCGGTATAAGTGATTGTAACATCTCTCCTGTCTGAACGCGATCAACCAATATAAGTGTGCTGCCAGAATCAGACATGGTTATAATCTCTTTCGCAAGAAACTTTAATCGTGGCATACTAGTTGTTAGCCATTTTAATTCTGCTTGATAATTGGTAAATGCTGTTTCGCCAAGATCTTGCATCTGCCAAACATTAACATGTAATTGTGCTAGTATACCGAGATCTTGAAGTTCTTTTGTATTAATCTTACCAAGTAATGGACCAATACATGCTACCACACCCACTTTATCGCCATCCTCCTCGGGCATAGTCCCGGTAAGGCCCCAACGAATCGGGGCATGAGCTAAATAAGTCGACAATAGACGTCTCAATACATCTGCTTTCGCCTTGTGAACCTCGTCTACAATAACGCAGACCACTCCTTCGAAGAAAGCGTTTATATCTATCTCTAAATCTATTTCTTTCGAACGCTTTGATAGGCTTTCCAAACTTTGCCATGTGCATATTGTATGAGTTTTCTCATATTCCTTTCTATCACCATAAAATACACCAACATCTAAACCAAGGTTGATATAATCTTCCTCTGTTTGTGTGACTAAATCCTTGGTCGGTACAATTACGATGCTGCGACCGTAGGGTTGAACCTTCTCGCTAAGAATCGCCGTAATTAGGGTCTTTCCCGAGCCTGTTGGGGCAATATTGATGCCTGTTATGTTATTGAGATAAGAGTTAAGCACATCTAATTGGTGCTCTTTAATTATAATTGGTTGTCCTGCCATTGTATGACCTGCAGGCCATTTAATATGGCTGTAGCTATCTTCGGCAACCTCTTCAAATTCAAAAGTTTGAGTCGATTCTCTCAGGTCCTCTATTTCAACTTCATATCCGTTATCCCTAACTATAGGCAAAAGAATATCTAGTAAGTTTAGATACGACCTGGCACCTATATCGCAAAATGACATTTTGCCATCCCATCGACCAAGTTTATATGCAGGAGTATGTCTGGCATATGGAAGCATAAATTCTAATGACTTGACCATTTTACGACGTGTAACAACATCGAGATCAAGAAAACGAATATTTACTTCATCCTGAATTACTAATTTAGTGATTGACATTACACGCTCGCATCATCTAATCCGGCCACACGTAATTTAATAATATGACCAGTCATGAAATTCTTTGCTTCAAATCCTTTGCTTATCCCTAAGAATTTATTTCGTAACAATGCTACTTCATTAACCAGCAAAGTAGTATCAACGATGCCTTGCACACCATCTACATATTTCTCTGCATCTCTAGAACTTAACGTTTTAGCATATGCTTCTAGAAATTTCTTAAATTCAGCAGATCTTTCCTGCTTTAATTTAATGTTCAGATATTCAAGTATTGCCTCTATTTCCTGTAATTGCGCGAATCGTTGCTCTACCAATCCGGGAAGTTCTGCAGCATGTTTTTCTAAAGACTTACCCTTTAGAGATAACTCTCTTCTTGCTGTCTCTAACTCCACTTCATAATAGTTAATAAAATTCGTGATCTCGGAAAGGTCAGCAGTAACCTTGTAATACCAATTACTCATTATATCTCATCAAATTGTTTATTAAATTCAATAATCTTTTTACTAATATCAGAAAATTCTTTCTGGGTATTTGGTAACTCAAGATGAGAATTATGAAATAATACCATCTTGAGATATTCCCTACGCTTAATTAGGTGACCAATGGATAATTCCCGAAAGGTATCTTCCACTTTCACAATTTATGCACTCTTTTTATAGCTATCTCCATTGCCTGAGTCAATAATACTGCCTTTTGAGTTCTGGACATTAATACTCTCTTAATCGCCATAGCACGCGGAGGGACACCTAGGTCTTCTGCCAGAGCCTTATGTACTCTGGTCAAATTGACTGGTTCAGAAATCCAGGAAACGTAGTCGGCACCCACAGTTGTATTTCTCATGCTTTCTCTAAACTGCTGGACTTGCGTAATAGATTTCTGAACATCCTTGCTCTTGATTGTTTCAAGTAATAACTCACCAAACTCACCAGCTGTTATCATTATCTGACTCCTCATCATAATCTTCTAATTCATCAGCTAGATGACTTCTCACTGCCGCCCGAAGTTCTTTATCTAAATCTTCATCTAATAAAGTATCTTCTACCAATCCGAATTCATCAAATACCACTACAAGAATATCTGCTACTTCTAGCCGTTCCTTTGGCGCAATGTGGGATTTGATCCTTGCCCATAACTCTAATAACAATTCATGATTTTCATTGATCATATTAATCCCCTTCTTTTACTAATACAATTTGTTCTTCAGGAGTATCAGATATTACTACATTCAAATCATCCTGTGTGAACTCATCCATAATCTTCTTCATACTTTCTTCATCTGTATTCCAGGCCTTCTTAAACTGTTTGATCTTCTCGCCTGTCTTCTTAGAAGTGAACACATAACTGTTACCTTCCTTAACCAAAGCACCAGATTTTAAGAATAAATCAAACAATCCTGAAAGTGGATTCATACCCGATTCCCAAGGAATATCAATCTTGATGGATTCAAAAGGCTTAGAATACCTAGTCTTAACAACCTTACAGGTTGCACGAATTCCTCGTACTTCTGCT